CAGCACCCTGACCTTCAAGGCGCTGCTCTCCGACCCGGCCCAGACTCAGGTCTTCCAAGCAGGGGGGTATGTGGAGCAGACCCAGCACTCTGTCCGTCTACCCGCTGTAACAGCCTCCTGGAGTCTCCCAGACGGGTCTATTGGGGCATCGGGAGCCACCCTGACATCGGGGGCCCCCATTGCCAACTTTGCCATCGGCAAGAAACTGGTGGTCGGTGGCCGCCATCTCCGCATCAATGGCCGGACCTATAAGCCAGGGTCGGCTTGGATCACCCTCGTCGTCATCGAGGATAACCAGTAAGCGCCGTGGGGTTTGTACACCCAAACGCGGATAGCCTTAACAAGGCATTAGACGCCTTTGCAAGAGAGACAGGGTGGACTATGGAATATATTCTGCTCCGCGAGGCCGCTTTGATGTGCCGAGACGCCATCATCTTCACGCCTCCCTTTGTCGAGGGCGGTGGCGGTGGCGAAACCAAGCAGGCTGAACTCGTAGGCCGCAAGGCTGTCGACCGCGATATCCGGCGTATCTTTGTCCCCAAAAGCGATAAGGCCCGCGTAAACGGCATGATGATGCTTAAGCAAATGTCAAATGCCGCAAAACAGCGGGACTATGCTTCGTTCGTTGAGGCCCGCAGGATGCTTTCTACATCCCCCGTAAGACTAGATTCACTCATTGCTTACCGCATCGTCAATGACGGTGACGAGATGAGGGCCTACAAGAAAGCCCAGAACTTTTTTAATAAAGCCACGGTAGTTCGCATGAACCCACCAACCGACAATATGCGCCAGGTGCACGATCAGTATCTTTTTGTCACTCGTGGTAGTCGCAAACGTTTTGATAAAAGTAAGCTAGATTTCACTGGACGGTACTTCGTCAATTCCAAGGGCGAACTAAATTCATACATCAAGAAACGACAAGAGGAAGTCGGTAAACTCAAGTCGGGCTGGTGGAACGTCCTTGAATCTCTTCCTAAGCCAAAGAAGAAAGGCGTCGAACAGAACTTCGGCCGCAAGGGCGTGGCCGGATACGTCAAGAACTTCCCAGGTGAGAATGCCTTTCAATTTGCCGTTACTACTTCCGATACGGTTAAAATTAATTTCGGGAATAAAATTGGCAATATGAACGGTGTTGCATCTAGGAATAACGTGGAAAGAATGATGTATGCCAATGCCCATAAACGCATATACAACGACCTTCGGCAGATGGCTGATCGCGACCGCGAAAAATTTAACTCCGGAGAAACCCGATAATCATGCCCACAGTACCGTCTACACCTTCCCCTGGCACCCTATCTATCCGGCAAGTCGTCGAGGGTGTCTTTGCGTCCTACCTTGGAGCCGAGACCGCCCTTGCTGGAATCTCGGTCTATACCGGGGACAGCAACGAGGTTAACGTCCTTCCCAAGATTGTCGTGCTCTGCGATTCTGCCCGACCGATGCCTCAGCTTGGAGACCCTGCCGGGAATTACATCTGCTCCGTCCGGATGACCCTACTATCCAATGCGGACGACACTACCCTGTCCGCTCACCGCACCCGCTGTGCCGCCATTGTGGCCTTGATGCGGGATACTCCCAGCATCCAGACCGCCTTCCTCGCGGACGGAAAAGCCTCTTGCTACGACTGCGGGATCACCTCCGAAGACGAAGGGGTCGATGAGCGCTCCTGGGCGACGGCCTTCGTGTATGAGGTATGGACCTGCCTGAACCCCGCTTAAGGCAGTTGCCACCCCCCGCAAAATCAAATGGCTGCTATCAATAACGGAGTCACCTGTCTTTATGGCATCAACGGCACTGTCTCGAACCTGTTCGTGCAGTCCTACTCCATCAGCTCCTCTTTCAACCTGAACGCCCAGGTCATGGATGAAGACGGCCTGACCGTGACCGAGCGCTACGACGACCGCAAGTCCGAGATTACCATTGAAGGCATCGCCAAGACCTCCGCTATCCCTACCCTTGGCGCCAGCATTACTTTTGAAGTTAATGCCGACTCGGCTTACGGAACCGGCCCTACCGGTACCTTTACGGGTACGGTAACCAAGGTCGACGACAAGGGAAGCAACAAGGCCTTCTCCGCGGTGACCATCACGGCGGTCTCTTACGAGCAGATCTAACTTCCACTTGCCCTAGCTGAAACGGGGCAAAGGATGGGAGCATGGATAGACGGTTTCTAGATGCCTTCATCGACCCGGGCCCTTTTCGGCTGCTAGGTCGTATGCTTTACCCTTGGTGCCTTAAGTACCGGGTACGCTTAACGGCCTTTGAGTCTCCCCTGATGACTGATGCCCGCGGCGTCACGCCTGCGGACCTGGTCTTTGCCTGCAAGGTATGCGCCGAGGAGCCGTTAGGCGGAAGCCTTGGATGGCGCGACAAGCTTTGGATTGCCAGGATGAACCATAACCCTGCCGAGTTTGAGGTCATGTTGAAATCCTTTGCCGGATATGTGATGACGCAACACTGGCCCAAGTTCTGGGAACAGAACGCCAAGAAGTCTGGCGGGAGCAAGGGCATCCCCTGGCCCCTTACGGTCGTGGCCGGCCTGATCACCAATGGCATACCAGAGAAACGCGCCTGGGAGATGCCGGAATGTCAGGCCATCTGGATGAATACGGTCATGGCGATTTCAAAGGGTGCAGACGTGGCGGTCATGTCGCCAGAGGAGGAGGCCTTTATGGCCGAGGAGGAGGCTAAGGCCAAGGCCGTTGCCGACGCGGCAAAGGTAGACTAGCCACCATGGGACAATCACTCGAAATCGAATTGGGCGGAAAAACGACCGTACCGGAAGCCGTCGATAAATCCAAGAAGGCCATTAAGTCACTTTCAGAGCAGGTCGGTGAGATTAAGAAAAAGTTCGGCGAGTCGTTCAAAGACATCTTCCTTTCCTTCCTCGGACCGATGGCCATTCTTGGAGCTGCCCTTGGAATCATTGGGAAATTAATTGCGGACAACGAGAAGAAGCGAGCAGACGCCAACCAGGCAGCCATTGATCAGACCAATGCACTGATGTCTGCCGAGGATAATTATGCGGCAAAAAAGAAGAAAATCGCTGATCAAAACAAAGCTGATAAAGAAGAAGCAAAGACTCAACGCGAAGAGACTACGTTGCAATTCCTGCTTAACGATCCAAGAGGCGGTGACATTTACGCAAGAGAACAAAGAAAGTATGAAAAAAGGGGTATTTATTCAGAGGGATTAAGCATCCCTTATAATAGGTTAAAACAGTTTAAAAGCATTCAGGATGAAGTTCAGGCAATCCTTGCCGAAGACATGAAAAAGAACCCACTTCCTGGCACAAACGTTCCAAGCTTTAAAGGCCCAGAAGGCTTCTCCAACGTCGTCGGTGTCGGCGCCAACCCGGTCATCGAAGCCATGACGCGTCAGGTCGAGATTCAGGACGAAATACTGAAGATCATCAAGGAGGCCATGCCCCCCAGTCGTCCGCTCGATGTCCCTGACTTTACCAAGAAAGTCCCCCTCAGCCTGCAGAAGGCTGGCATCGCATAATTTATGGCACGCATCGCTAACGGAAACGGTCTAGACCCGGCTCTCCTCCAGCCTGGCTTTTCGGTCCAGTCTGACGGGTTCGGCCTGTTGACTTCGACCTGCACCTTCAAAGCCGACTTCTCGGTCGACGCAAGCGCTACGTTCCCGCGCGGAGCAACGCACCCTGATTCAGCCTATTCATTCCTTAAGGCGCACAAGTGGTCGGTCAGCTACGACACGTTGAACATTGCCACCATCAAGGTGGACTATGTCGGCATTGATACGTCGGTAAACTCCGGTAACCGAACGAACGCAAACACAGCTGCAGCCAATGGACTAACGGCCCAGAACATCACCAGCCACCCGAACTTCTTTACAGCCCAGACTGGCTTCATTGGAGCCATCGCAGGCCCCGCTCCATACACCGAAGACACTGCCGGAGTCTATGCGCCTGCCATCGGCAACGGTCACGGCTTTATGGGCCTTAACGGATCGTGCTTTGAGAAAGAGTCGGGTGGCCGTTTTGTCGGCTTCGTCGACCCTCAATACAAATCCCTCTACGGCAAGACGCAGTACCTAGCTACCACCACGACCTATAGTGGCACCGTCTACTACGGGGACGCGACTAACGTACAGGCCCTTTTCCTTCTCCTTGGAACCGCGACACAGACGGCGTCTTGGGGTACTGAGTTTCCCCTGCTCCCAGCGTGGGCTCCGATTGGCACGGTATCCGGTGTCGGCCACTGCAATCTGCTCTCACAGGCTAATGTCGAAGAGTTCGGTTCGCTCTTCAAGGTGAGCTACGAGATCCGTTACGCCAAAGACGGATGGGACAACGCAACCTACATCAACCTTACCTAAGCATATGGCTATCCAGCCCGGTACAGGTTACACCTTCACGTCTTCCAGCCTAGGCCATAACCTTGACATTGAGAAGCCCTGGGCGCCGTGGGACGCTTCGGCTGCTTCGACGTGTGCGCTGGTCATCATGCGTCTATGGTACGACAATGCCGACGATGTCTACTATATCACCGTAAGCCCTGGATCAGTAAACAATCTCGGCGTCACCGACTATGACTCCGTTCCGTTGACCGACACGCCTTCGCCGACCATTCAAGTCTTTACAGGAGGCCTGACGTCAGATTTTACGACTAACTATATTTACATCGCCTGTGAAAACGATGGCTCCCCGACATACGCTTTTCCGAGCGCTACGGTCCCGCCTTACGTTCTAGTATCACCGACAGAACTGACAGATACGGACGAAGTTGGCTATGTCCTAATCGGCATCATGAAGGGCAAGACGGTCGACGACGTAGATACCCTGCAGATTTTTAATTACAAGGGATGCGGCTCCCTCTGGGGCGATC